TACTTTTGTATCTAAGCTTACACCACCTGATAAAATTACTGGGTGGTTAAATCTTATATACCAACCGCCACCATCAACACTACCATCTACTACTTCTGGGTCAGATAATTTATCATCAGTTGCACCTTTATAATAGAATGTAAATGTATGATTAGGTTGTAGTGCTTGACCAACTTCTAAGCTTGCTGTAATATTTAAACGTGATTGGGCTTTCCAAGTTACACCATCAATATTGTAATCAGTTAAAGCAACCCAATCTTCTTTATCACTACTGTATTCAAATGGAAGTTTTAAGTCTACTGCAGTATTTCCAATTCCTTGTTGACCTTCAGCACTTCTTACATAAGTGTCTTTACCAAAACTATAAATATCTAAGTCAGTAATAATCAACTCTACTGCTGGAATAACTGTTCCATTAGATGTTTTAATATCTTCTGATTCACCTAAGGTTAACCATGTAGCTTTACCATTTGATAAATCATCAAGGTTTGCATTTGGTATTGTATGATTAAATACATACCCTTCTGGTAATGATAGTTGAGTACCAGAACCTAAGATTATCATTTCGCTTGATGAGCTATTACTATAAATAAAATATTCGTTTTCTTGTAGAATATAATCTTGTTTATGCCAATTACCATTTTCATCAAAGTAATTAATTGCAAGACTATTTGTAGGATTATTTAATTTAAAATAATATTTAGTTTTATAAGTTAACTTATTACTATTAATTGTTTTTACTTGTATATATTTACCAGAATTTATACTCTTATAGTAATCACTATTTTCATACCATGCCTTTGAAGTATCAGATGCATTAACTGGTAAATCTGAATCGTCATTCCAACCACTAATTGAATTCATAGTTAATGGAATATTTGCACAAATAATATCTGGATATTTTAATATAACAGTAGTACCTACTGAATCTGAATTTACATAATAAAGTTTTAAGAATTCACCAGTTTTTAATTGATAATTTGTATTTGCAGGTATTACTACTTTAGATGGAACACTACTTGTTCCTGCTTGAACTTCATCATCATTACTAGTAGTATTAACTGGCATACTATAAAAATAATATTTAACGTATGTAGTAAATTCTTGGTCAACTACTAAACTTGGAGCAAATACTTGTAAAACTTCATTTTCTTTAATTTTTAAAGGTTCTGCTTCTACTGTTGGTATATCTAATTTTACTTCACTAGTTACAGCACGTATTACAGGGTCAGTACCATGTTTAACAGGGTCTACTTCTGTTTGACCAAATTCATAATAGAAGTTTTCATCAAATTTAAATAATTGTACACTTCCTGCTAAAGCCATTTTAGCAACTAATGCATTATAATCTTCTGCAGTTAATGTAGTTGACACACCTTTAACTGTTTGCTTATTTGCAGTATAATGAGCATCACTAATAATTATATTTTTAATACGTGAGTCTGCGTTTATAATTGTATCAACTAATGAATTATAATCTAGTTCTTCACCAAAATTTACATTTCTTGCATTATAAGTTTTATATAATGCTTCCATTACTTTGGTTTCAATTTCACCAGCTTCAGCTTTAGTAACTTTATGGTAAGTAATTAATTGACCTTTTAAAGTTAATAAATTTTCAAAATTGAAAATAGTTTGATTTGCTAAATCATCTGTTCCAGCAAATAAAATATTATGTTGTGATGATTTAACTTCACCAATTGCATCTTCAATTTCATATTCCTGCACACCTAATAATGGCATAAATGTTTTATTAAATGTTGCTTTATCATATACAGATGCTTGTGGTTGAAGCATATATAATACAATATTATAGGCATTTAATGTGTCATCTTGTACTATAATAGTTGCTTGGTCACCATGAACATTATCTTTAATAGTACCAGTTACTGTAGTAAATTTAGGTGTTACTTGCAATTTCTTATAAGTATTACCACTATCCCAAGTTTGAATATAATGACTATAATTTATATCATTTGTTCTGTCTGCAACTATTAAATTAGAACAAAGATTTTCATTATTATTTGTATATCTATATAAATAATTTTCATAGTCTTTCTTTGTTACTAATGTATTAAATGTTGCAACTACTTTCTTAAAATTATTATAAGCTGTATCAATACTTTCTGGATCTACACCATTTGTAGTTGGTTCAGTTTGACTAATTCTAATGTATTCATTTAATGATACATCAGCACCTTCAATAATTTGGTCACTATAAAATGCTGTTAATGTATTAGCTTTAACATTTCCATTTAAACCATTTGAAATAGTATATTTAATATTTAAACCAGATTGAATTAATGTACTAATATCTTGTGGGAATTGAATATAACAAATGTTTGAGTTAGGTAATATACCAAATTCATATACCATACTTCTTGCTGGATAAGAAGCTAAGTTATCAACTAATTTTCAACCATCATATGTAGGACTTGATGTATCTGTGTCCCAACTAATTGAGTCTCCAGCGTACTTAATATAAATACCATTCTCAGCTATTCTTGATTCACTGAAGTATAATCTTAAATCATTATCAAGATTATTTAAGGTAATTACTTTATCACCATTAACTTCATAATCATGAACAGTTCCTTCTATACACTTAACTGTAGTAGGACTATCTATATTTATTAAAGAAGTTGGTTGAGTTAATGTATAAACAATTTCACCAGTACTATCTGTTATGCTGTCCCAAATAGGAATAGTATAACTTGTTACATTATGTTCATTTTGCATTAATTCAAAAGTTACATCTACTGTAGCAGATTTAAACCAATGCATTCTATAACCTAAACTATCATATAATTTTCTAGCATTACCTTCTTGTGTAACACTACCAGGAAAACATTCTAAAACGTTTTTATCAATATTATAGTTATTTTTATCAGCTATAATTGCATTTAATTTTAAAAGTAAAACACCAGGGTCTGATTCATTAGACAAGCTAGGGTCTCACTTATTAGTTACTTTTTTAACTAAATCTAATAATTCTGGATAGATAGTATTAAAATCTTTATTAGTATAACTTATATCACTAATATTTTCTGAATACCATTGTCTTATTGCTTCAATATCCATTCTATATCTCCTCAAATTGTGTTAAGTTAATATTATAAGTGTCAACTGTAAAATCTAATAAGTTTGTAGCTTTTATATTTACATATACATTTGTTAAATTAGATGTCACAGTTATATTTTTTCTATCTATCATTATTTGTGGCATAAATGTTGCGATAGCTGTATAAATATCATCTATAACCAAATCTCTTAAAACTTGATTATTTTGTTCAAATGTTAAACGTTTTATATTTGTTCCAAAGTATGGGTCACCTAATAAGGAATATTTATCAGAGAGTAATAATAATTTTAAATTAGATAATGTAGCTTCATGGTCATTTACTAACTTAGTAGTAGTATTTGAAACCATATCTGGAAATGCTATTGGAAACATTTACTACTCTCCTTTTAACTTAGACAATTCACTTTTTAAATCAGTTAATTGCTTTTGTAAATCATTAATTTGTTTTTGTATATTTTCTTTAGTTCCTTGAAGTGTAGCTATCTCACTTGGTTGAACCTTACCAATAGTAGTATAATAACTAAATGTACTTACACCACTTATATCTGCATGTCTAAGCTTTACATCAGAACTACAAAGATTTCCTGTTTCTTTTAAAAGTGTCCCAATTACAACTGGTTTACCTAAATCATTATCTTCAAATGATACAAATACTATATCACCTGCTAATACTAAATTAGATGTATTAGGTAGAGTACACACAGTTGCAACACTTAAATCCTTACTAGCAGTTCCATACTTAGAATCTTCAATACCATCTAATAATGGTATACGTACTCTTATTGCATACGGAGAAAGAACTTCTTCAACAACTGCTTTAGTTATCATTAGTTTCCTCCACACGAGTTAGCTTCAATGTTGTTCTATAACCAGTTTCATCTATCTGGTCTGTTTGTTTTGTAATAATATATGCACCAGAATTTATATGTTTTCTACCATAGAACAATATATTTAATTGTATATAAGACATTAAAATTGCAGGTCGTAATAAACCTTTTATAACAAGAGTTGCACTTACTGGATATTGAGTTACTTTTGTCCACCAAGATTTATCAGCTTCAGTTGTTTTTAATTGGTCACCTGAAGATGAAATTGTTGGTGAATATTCACTTATTATTTCACCTGCATCATTTATTCTATATACATAGTTTGCTTGTTTAATTTGATTTGAATAGTTATATAAAATAGAATATGTTTGGTTATCATCAATATTAAAACTAACGATTGCATCTTTACTCATTGCACCAATATCTATTTCATATGTTGTTAATGAGTCAGTATTAATAATATTATTAGATACTTTACTTACTTTAAAATATGGACCACCTCAAACACCTGTTGTATCATCGAATACTGTAAAAGTATATTTACTTGATTTAATAACAGACCTTGGTCCATCTGTAATGCTTGTCATACAAGAAGCTAAATAATTTAAGTATTCAAATAAAGTAACGTGTTTCTTGGCTTGAATTTCAACTACTTTATCATCACTTGCAATTAAACCTTCTTGTAATACTAGTTCTTTATCACGCATTCCATAAAATATATCTAATAAACCATACGTACTATCATACAGTATTTTCTTGATTAAATCTGAAGGCTTTGCACGTGTTTTATTAAAAGTTAAACTACCTGCAGCTAAGTTCAATGCCTTACTAGTACAAGATACAGTGTATGTAATAGTAGATGAATTTATATTAAAAGCACTCTTTACATCAGTTATGATAGCCTCTTCTTCTTTGTAGATATAACTAGGTGCTGATAAATCACCATAACTTAATTTTATTGTACCACCTAAACCTACTGAACTAAATACTTTTTCAAATAAATTTGGGTCAGAGCCTGGTGTTATTGGATAAACCATAGTTAATGTATAAGTATTAACAGTTCCATTAACTTTATTAATTACAAGTGATTTCATATAATTTGGGTATGTGGTATGAGTTGCTATATAAGATTGATTATTACCAACT